CAACTTGTGTCCAAGACACTTCTCAATCCCTGCGAAAACAACGGTCAGAAAGACCATTGCCTCTACGGGAAAGCAAAGTGCCGATCCCATTGACGCGTACTTGGATAAACGGATCACTCCGTGACCAGGCACGTCAGCCTTCCGAGACCGAGTAGCCTCAACTGCCCTAGCAATATCGGGGTAATTAAGGAACAAGGCTCGTACGAGCTGATTGGAAACGCGGTCAGAAGCTTCACTCAGATCGAGTGTAGCAAGATCTCCAGAAAGAGATCCTGCCTTAGCCATTTCCTGATTAGGGATCTGGTCAAGGCTACTGAGAAGAGGTTTCAGGATGTAACTCCTGTTAAGCTCTTCCGTAAATTGCTCAAGAAGGGCCTGCTGCATATATTGCATGCAGGTCGGTTCAATCGCAATAATACGAGGCGTTTTCAGCGTTTTTGGAACGGCTATGACCCTTACAGGTCTTTCGTTCCAGGGTTCACGGATGTTAATTGCAGCCAAATTATCTTCCGATAATTGGAGACTGCTAGAGAGGAACCGCTTATGCGGGAAAACCTCCTCCAGTCTGTCCGTCCACTCCTTCTGACGATACTTACCATTACTGGTAAGTCGTTCAGCGGTGGACCCAGGACCATGCTTGGGGACAACCCAGCCTAACCGTTTTTCAACGGAGCTGAAAAGATCCCCAAAGAGTAAGGTACTCAACCTTTCATAGTCACGGACTAAGTCCTGATTACGAAAGAAGTTGCCAGTACTCCTTATAACATCCAATTCACACTCAATAAACTGAGCGAAGGCTGCATCCTTCCTGTCATCACGACAAGGAAGTTTAATCTTTCCCATCATCAGAGTAATCTGACGCAGGGCAAAGATAGCATCTTCGCTGGGAATATCGAGTAGGCGCCCATCACCACGGTTAAACACAAGATCAAGGAAACCCCCGAGAAATCGAGGGAGACCTCTCTGAAACGCAAATGAGCGGAACAGAGTGTGATCCACAGAACCTAGCTCAAGAGCTCTTTCGAGATCTTTTGCAAAGTCCGGTAGGGTGATCGTTAAAAACGATCTACCTTCGTGTTTAACACGAGTCTTGATAGTTTTTATATCAAGACTGGTGCTAACGCAACATAGTGTGCCCATATCATGGACAACACTAGTGAGGAGTAACATAAGGCTTTTCAAGAGCCCTCCTTAAATGAGGTGTTCTTCCATAGCCATGCTGTTACTAATCCATCAATTCGGAACAAGATTCCACGTCAAAAAGACATAGAATACCGCGTTCAAAGAAATGGAAATACTCAAAAGAGTACCCATAACAATGAACACACCAGAGACAGCATTACTGTTGTCTCCGAGTGATCGGTGTTTTCCTGTCCCTGTCATCCTAG